GGCTCCTCGCGGATAATACCGGTGCTTCTATTGAACACCTGGTCAAGGAAACCCTGTAAGAATACAGGGAGACCTGATCTCTTCTTGAAACTTTGGAAGAGATTTGGACCAATCCTACCTTGCTCAAGACCTGTTTCAAAGTCTGAAGCATAGATAGGGAGAGTGATCGTCAAAAACGAATCACCTTCGTGTTCAACACGATCGAGCATCGTAATGATGTCTCGATCGCAGCTTGTGTCACACTGTTCGGCGCAATCACGCGCCAATTCAGACCAGAGCTTCGTCAGGCTTTTCATCGACCTACTTTCGAATAGGTAGTGAGAGCTAGGCGAGTCCTCTAGTTTGCTGATGTCTTAGAATGGCTTCAAGCTATCTGCCCACTGGGATACTAATCCCATGAGGATAAATAGTAAAACTGAAGACCAAAAGACTAAACCCCAAAGCAGAAAACGCTTAGGGGACCGCACGCCATGACCTTACGACTCTTTGCCAACGAACTTTGTTACGTTGGCAGCCGTGAGGTAGGCAACCAGGCCCTTGACCAGGTCTTCGAGCTCAGTGCTCGTAAAACCTTGGCCACCGGCCGGTGCCTCCAAGACGATATAGGTAGAGGCAACGTAGGGAAGGTTCTTAGTCGGATCGAGTGGATTAGCTCCAAGTTTCTTGGAGTCCAGTCGAAGGACAGAACGATCCTTACGGCCCTGACTATGCTTAATGGTTTCAATATACGCACCATCAGAGGTGCGGAATTGACCATTAAACTCTCCCGAGGAAACTCGGGGGAGTGACTTGGCAGAACCAGAAATGGTAATAGACTGCGGATCAGCAAACATGAAACTCTTTCTGAGAGAACACCACAAAACCGGGTGTCGGTTAAGGCCTGCCCAAGGCATGTACGGGCGGCACAGATCGGCTTTTGGCTAAACTGTGACTTAATTAGAAGCGTAGGCGGTTTACGCCCAACGCCCCTAGGATGGATAGTTGGAATGGATTAAAATCCTTCCATGTATATCCAAAACCGAAAGGACTAGCTTTAACACGATATTTACGTTCCGAGAGGATCGTACCTACCGTGGTAAAGCCGCTGCCATAGGCCGTACCGGTACGGGAATGAACTTCCTTGTATCGATACGTACCCATAATATAGCCGCGTTTAAGGTACAACCCATCGCGTCCCATGAAGGACACATTGGTGATAACGTTATTAAAGTTAACAAACCAATCGATGAGCCAACTCCAGGGAATCAAGTTCCATATGTCTATAGCGGTAGGCACAACGCCTATCCCTCCGGTCATTTCGTCTAGTTCGTTCAATAAACGATCTAGTTCGTTGACCTGATAATAGCCAAATGTAATACTTGACCAGATACGATATTCACTAACCGTGTCTAACGTACCTGTTCCCCCTGATGCTGGAAAAGTGCTCTTTTCCGCAGACGTCAAAGGACGGCTGGTAGTAGAAGAGCCCTTATCCAACACCTTGCGAACTCTGAAGGAGTCGTTAACATGATGTTTTACGGCTTCTCGGAATTTCGGATGTTGCAGAGCTTCAAGGAAGTTCTGCAAATCTGACACCAAAGGGGCGATACCAAACTGATAGTTTAGGTATTCGCCACCCACGGCGCGCAACTTTTTCTCTTTCGCCAGAACTTTGAGAGGAATCTTAGGAAGACCCTCCCGAAGTTCACCTGCAAAGCGGAAGAGAGAAAAGTCTGGGATGTCTGGGAGTGACTTTTTCACAGCAGTAGCTCCAAGAGCTACTAAAGTGCCTTTGTCAACACCCAAGCTTGCCGGGATAGGCGGTAGCTTACCCTGCGCTGCATCTTGCATCGCAACTGTATACATAGTAGAAGGAAACGCTATACCTTCGTACCCACGAGTGAGTCCGAAGAATGGCTGAGACCATCTACCTACAGTCGGCATAGACAAGCTGACGCTCTCCTTCGCGAAGGAGTCACCAATATCCAGTGAATCTAGCCTCCGATAAGTGGCTGTTGAACGATCTTGCTTCAACAGTTGCCTACGGAATTTTAGAAATGCTGGATGGTTAACGTCGACACATCTAGCGATCTGGCCCGTTGAATACGGGCCAAGTTTCGAAGTCGTATCACCGGACCATGAATTATTGTAAGTAGTAGAAGTTAACTGCTTATCAATACGGTCGCGGTAGATATATGACTTAGATTCTTTGAAATCAGATACGCTATTACCCATTGTGGAGTTCTTTCGGTTTGAGGTGTGACACGAGCTTGTGGCCCGTAAGGGCC